AGGAAACTAATGATTATTGAAGTCAATAAAATAAATGAAACATACGCATTTTTACACTGCGATAGATCAATTGCACAAGAATTGAATGATTATTTTTCATTCTATGCAACTGGGTATAAGTTCATGGCTGCTTATAAAAGCAGGTTATGGGATGGAAAAATTCGTCTAGCCAAAATATTACCAAATGGTGATGTTGAATTTTATATGGGTTTATTAAGCCAACTTGAAGCATTTTGTAAAGACAGGGAATATTCTATTGAATATAATTATGTTGAAAATTATAATCCGGTCCAATCTTTAGAATTACATAAATTTATTTCCGAATTAAATATACATTCTAATAACAATAAAATTGAAGTTAGAGATTATCAATTTAATGGAGTGTTAAATTTTCTCAACAATAAAAGATTAGTTTTATTGAGTCCAACTTCCAGCGGGAAAAGTTGCATTCTGTATATTATAGTTAGATATTTACTTCAATATGGAAAGAAAAAAGGTTTATTATTAGTTCCAAATACAAGTTTATGTCATCAGTTAACATCAGATTTTGCAGATTATTCTTCACATAATAATTGGGATGCACATAATGAAATTCACACTATCTTTGCAGGTAAAGATAAAGTAGCCCGCAATTCGCTATATATTAGTACATGGCAATCATTACAAAATATAAAAGATAAATCGTATTTCGAACAATTCGATTTTGTATTAACTGATGAATGTCATTTAGCTGCAGCCAAATCGTTAACTGATATTATATCTAAATGCGTTAATGCTGATTATAGAGTTGGTGTTACAGGTACATTAAATGGCCAAAAAATACATTCTCTTCAATTAGAAAGTTTATTCGGTCCGGTTAAACGGGTTATAACAACTAAAGAATTAATGGAGAAAAAACAGGTTACTGAATTAGCCATTAAATGTTTAGTTTTAAAGTATCCAGAACACCTAACCAAATTGACGCAAAAATTAAAATACCCGCAAGAATTAGAATATTTAATCTCAAATTCGGAAAGAAATAAATTTATAAAAAATTTAGTTCTTAGTTTAAAAGGTAATACATTATTACTCTACCAATATGTTGAGAAACATGGAGATGTATTATACGATTTAATTTCTAAATCAAAATATGCAGCCGATAAACAAATTTATTATATACATGGAAATATAAAAGCTGAGGAAAGGGAATCTATTAGGAAAGCAATGGAAACTCAAGATAATGTTATTTTAATTGGTAGTGTTGGTACAGTTTCTACTGGAACTAATATTAAAAATTTACATAATATTATTTTTGCTAGTCCAAGTAAATCAAGAGTTAGAAATCTTCAAGCAATTGGTCGAGTATTAAGATTAAATGAAAATAAAGATAAAGCTATCTTATATGATTTAGCTGATGATTTAAGGTATAAAAAGCATCAAAATTATACTATGACTCATTTCCAAGAACGTATTAAAATTTATAATGAAGAAAAATTTGATTTTAAAATTGTTAATGTTGAATTAAATATTCCCCCTATATAATTATATGATGTTAGTTAATTGAGGATATTATGATAGAAAATTTTAATATAAAAATTGTTAGAATGAAAAGCGGTGAAGATATTATTGCTTTTGTTTTTGAAGATTATAAAAATAAAAAAATACACTTAAAATTCCCTAAAACTTTTTATTTTAATTATGACACTGATACCGAAGAAGAAGATTTGGTTTTAGTAGATTGGATGACAAGAAAAGCTTTTGCTTATCAAGAAGTTTATTTTTCAATGGATGAAATTCTATTTACAACTTATTCAAGTATTATGTTTGGGTATGAATACCTAGATGCATTACTACAAAATATGGATCCAACTTCGGAACTAGCAGCAAAAATCCAAGAAAGTATTGATGGGATTAAATCAGGTAGCGATTTAGATATTCCAGATGATACAACAATGCATTAACCTAATCAAGTACGATTAATTTAATTCCCTACGGGAATCTGCTGCGCAGAAATCTAATTTGTTACATTAATTATGTTTCGAAGGAACGACGAAGGAGTTCCGAAGAAAACCCATAGTTGTATAGTAACCTAAAACTTTTAATAAAGCAAGCTATTTTTTGTAAGTTATTGATTTTTCTAGATACTTGTATATTCTCTAGTCAAGCGTTGATATATTAAAATTATATTAATATGTTTTATAGAATAAAATAAAAAGCTTTCTTTTTTTACTGAATCATAGTATAATAAAATTTATTAAAGTGTAATTGGAGTTATTATGGAAGAGTTGAAATTTGATTTTGATATCGTTGAGGAAGATATTCCGGAACTTGTTGAAGAAATTTTTGAAGAGCCTGAAGAAAAAATACAACCATCCAAAAGAAAAAAAGTTCCTAGAAATTATATTAATAATTCTGATTTTTGTGATGCTCTTATAAAGTATAAAGAAGATTGTATTGTTGCTGAAACTGAAGGAAAATCTAAACCAAGGATACCGAATTATATTGGCGAATGTTTTATGAAATTAGCTGAGGGTTTAGCGCGTCGTCCCAATTTTTTCGGATATTCTTATAAAGATGAAATGATTGCTGATGGGATTGAGAATTGTTTAACATACTTTCAAAATTTTAACCCTGAAAAAACTAAAAATCCATTTGCTTATTTTACTCAAATTCTTTGGTGGTGTTTTGTTCGTAGGATTCAGAAAGAAAAAAAACAACAATATATTAAATATAAAGCAACAGAAAACTTCGGTATATTAGATGAAGCTGAATTAATGGAACTAGGTGACGGTCAAATAAAACAGATAGAAGTATATGATAATATGTATGATTTTATTCAAAAATTTGAAGAAACTGAATTTAAAAAAATTAATAAAGCTGTTACACCCAAAAAGCAAAAAATTATTGGTGTAGAAAAATTCATGGAGGAATAATGAAGATTGCTTTTTTAGGTGATACACATTTCGGTGCTAGAGGTGATAGTCAACATTTCCATGAATTTTTTGATCTATTCTATACAAATGTATTTTTTCCCTATCTTATAGAAAATAATATAAAAATTGTAATCCAATTAGGTGATATTTTTGATCGCAGAAAATATAGTAATCATTATACTTTATCTGAATCTAAACGATATTTCTTTTCTAGGTTTGGTGAACTTGGTATTGAATTAGAAACATTACTCGGCAATCACGATTTATTTTATAAAGAATCGTTATCAGTTAGTTCCAGTGAATTGTTTTTAAAACAGTTTAAAAATGTCAATGTAATAAAAAACCCAACTCAGTTAAAGAAATTTGATATTTCTGTTATCCCATGGATATGCAAAGAAAATTATGATGACTGTTTAAAATTTATTAAAAACGACACTTCCCATATGTGCGTTGGCCACTTTGAGATTGAAGGGTTTAAAATGTATCAGAGTAGCATTTTATCTGAACATGGTTTATCTGTAAAAATGTTTTCTAATTATGAACGAGTATTATCTGGTCATTATCATCACGCATCTAAACGTGGTAATATTGAATATATTGGTACTCCCTATGAAATGACTTGGCAAGATTTTGGTGATCAAAAAGGTTTTAGAGTTTACGATTTAGAAACTAGGTCTTTAGAAATTATTGAAAATCCATATTCAATATTTTGTAAAATACTTTATGATGATTCTGGTGAAACTGATATTGTTAAATCAACATACTTAGATAAAGAATATTTAAAAGATGTTATTGGAAAATATGTTAAGATTCAGGTAAAAAACAAAACAAATCCTTATCTATTTGATTTATTCATAGATCAAGTCTATCAACATTCCCCTATTGATGTTTCATTAACCGAAGAAATAGTTGATATTGAAATTGAAGAAGATGTGGACGAAACAGATGATACTTTAACTATCACCTACAAATATATTGATAGTATAAATCAACAAGAATTAGATAAAAATAAATTAAAAGGTATGATGTCTAATTTGTATAATGAAGCGATGCAGGTTGAGTAATGGTTATTTTTGAAAAAATACGGTTTAAAAATTTTTTATCATATGGTAACACTTTTACCGAAATCCCGTTGAATGTTGAAAGAACTACCCTGTCAACTGGTGTAAATGGGCAGGGTAAATCAACATTTATTGATGCTATAACTTTTGCTCTCTATGGAAAACCTTTTAGAAAAATAAATAAAGGTCAGCTGATCAATTCTATTAATAAATCTGAACTTGTTACCGAGATAGAATTTTCTATTGGACCAAACAAATATAAAATTATTAGAGGAATTAAACCTAATATTTTTGAAGTTTATTGTAATAATGTTCTTGTAAAACAAGATGCAAAGGTAAAAGATTATCAAGAGCAATTAGAAAGATATATATTAAAAATGAACTATAAATCGTTTACTCAAGTTGTGATTTTAGGTTCTGCTAGATACACCCCTTTTATGCAATTATCTGCCAGTGATAGACGTTCTGTTATTGAAGATTTGTTAGATATTCAAATTTTCTCTAATATGAATTCTATCGTAAAAGATAAACTATCTGGAATAAAAGATTCAGTTCAAGATTGTAAATATAAAATTGAGCTGTTTAAAGATAAAATTGAACTACAGAAACAAAATATAAAACAAAATAAAAAAGCTTCTGATGAGTTGGTTTTGC